TACGGAGAATACTAAATGTCATTTGCTGCATTAAAGAAACAATCTAAAGCAGGCTCTCTTACAGAGAGATTGATGAAGAAAGTTGAGAAACTCAACGAAAAAGGTGGTAAGAATGTTGATGAACGTCTTTGGAAACCAGCTGTAGATAAAGCAGGTAACGGTTATGCTGTAATTCGTTTCCTTCCAGCACACGCCAACTGTGAACTTCCTTGGTCACAAGTTTGGAGTCATGCCTTCCAAGGGCCTGGTGGATGGTATATTGAGAACTCTTTAACCACACTTGGTAAAGATGATCCTGTCGGAGAACTAAATCGTAGTCTTTGGAACAGTGGTCGTGAATCAGATAAGGATATTGCTCGTAAGCAGAAGCGTAAACTTTCCTACTATGCAAACGTATATGTAGTTAAGGACTCTTCTAACCCTGAAAATGAGGGCGGAGTATTTCTTTATAAGTTTGGAAAGAAAATCTTTGATAAGATTACTGCTTCCATGCAACCAGAATTTGAGGATGAAGAACCAATTAATCCTTTTGATTTCTGGAAAGGTGCTAACTTCAAGTTGAAGATCAAGCAGGTTGCTGGATTCTGGAACTATGATAGTTCAGAGTTTGGTAAGGTTGAGGCACTTTTAGATGATGATGCTGAGTTAGAAAAGATCTATGATAAGATCTATGACCTCAGTGAGTTTACTGCTGATGATCAGTTCAAATCATATGATGCTCTTAAGTCTCGTTTGGATACAGTTCTTGGAACTAAACAAATGGTTGCACCTAAGCGTGAAGATCCAGAAGTTGTAAATGAAGATTCTGGCCGTGAGACGGTTGACGAGGAACTATCTAATCTTACTGCAGCTGCAACTGCATCTACAGAAGAAGAGGATGATGCTCTTTCGTACTTTCAACAGTTAGCGGAAAGTTAATATATAAGAGACCCGAAAGGGTCTCTTTTTTTATGGAAATTAAATTCGGTACTAATTTTGCTATAGGAATGGTTGACGTTCCTATAGTTTTGCCTGTTTTGGCGAAAACTTGTTTAGAACAAGAAAAGGAACTTTTAAAGTTGCCTTGGGATGGTACTAGTGGAACTACTGGATTGAATGAGAATCATGTTTCTACTAGATCATTGCAATATAATTTGTTTGATTGGGATACGCCTGAAATAAGAGAATTATATACATGTTCATTGGAAGTTCTTAAAGAGTATAATAATAAATTAGGAGATCCAACACCAGAGGTTTATATACAGGCATGGTTGAATGTTCTTAGAAAAGGAGAATCCATAAAAAAACATCATCATTACGATGATGGTTATTTGAGTGCGAATTTTACAGTACAGTGTGATAAAACCTATACTTGTTATGATCCATACTTAACCTTGAGTACGGGCCAAATAGTAGAAGAGAATGTTGCTGGAAAATTTACAATATTCCCTTCATATGTTCCGCATTATACTACAGAACATACTTCCGAAAAGGAAAGGATTACAATAGCAATGGATTTTATTGTCCGCTGAGTCTTGGGTTGTATGCCCATTTCTCTCTTCTAGTAACGAACTGAGAAGATTTCTTATATTTCATAACTTTTTGCATATCACTCATAATTATATCTAGGAAATCATCTTTTATTACTTTTATTCTTCTCTTTGCATCGTTCTCCATCTCTTCAAATTCATAGTTAGTTATTGGCAATATGTTCTTATGGATTACTATATTACCAGAACTATCTTTAACTGTTCCAGAATTGTCTATACTATCGATTGGATTTAAGTTAGTACCCCCAGCAAAGGTAACTTCTTCTTGCCTTGCTTTATTTCTTTCTAGGTATCGTGAATCAAAGTTAGAGTCTACTACCAGTCCTTCTGGTATTACTACTCTCCTATTATCATCAAACATAACTTGTGTTACATAATGATGTACTTCTTGTAATTTTTCTTCACTGCCATACTTTTCTATTGCATATTTTTGAAAATCAACATCAGTAAGGGGCCATTCATCTCTTAATCTAGTAATATTATTAGAAATAAGAATAACCCAGTCCAGACGAGGATCGCCATATACATCCATGGCAACCTCCTCTGGTCTTTTATTGCCAAGGATCATATAGTCATTAAAGGCAGTGACAACACTCATCATATCATCACGAATCTTTGGCCGTCTGAAGATATTTTTTACACGAATATATTCATCATTGGATGACCTATCTGTCATCCTAGAGACGTAGTTTAATACTGGAAAATAAGCGAAATAACCTTTCATTTTAGTAACCTACATCTGAAGTTGAAGTATCATATTGTTTGATCAAACTAATTGGCATTAGATCGCCTAAAGTCTCAGGATCGTCTGGATCCCACTTCCTTCCATCCATAACATCTGGACTGTAATCTGTGTTATAGATTGGTTCTAACTCTTGGAAACTTAGAGTCATATTTACAGATATGGGCATACCTCCTTCATAGGACATCCATTGTCCTTCTGGTGTGTAGTTAACATTAATACCAGTTAAAGCAACTGCTTTGAATTTGTTTACACCAAGAATATTTTTATTACCAGCAGTGACGTATCTTATTCTGAATATATTTGGTGTTCCCAAGAAGTATGAAGGGCCACCTGCTTGACCTGTCCCTGATCTATCTTCTCCTGACTGAATTTTCTTTAGTTTTCTAGGAGCAGACCACTGTTTTAAAGCACGAATAATCATTCTAACATTATGTGCCTCTAGGGGATCTCTGGGACTCATAGTCCATTGAAATTCAAATGATCTTATATTTACGCCAGAGAATAGTAGTTCTGTGTTGGAGTTAGCAATAACACCAGTACTTCTCTGTAATATATCTTCAGGAGAAACATCAACTCCTTGTTCTGCAGCCAACTGACTAATTTGTTGTGCCATCATGTCAGTTCTACCACTAGATTGTGTGGCAATATCTATTTTTTGAGATAGTTTTCTTAATGCAGCACCCCAACCAAATAAGTCACCTGTTAACCAACTACCAATAGCATTCTTTCCAGATTGTTGGATTGCGCCCATTGTTTTGGTGTTCATAGTATCTACTGTCCAATTTCTTGAGTTACTATCCATCATATTATTAGGCATGGGTAGTTTAATCCCTGCTCCTAATTTCTTTTGATATGGTGAACGTCTTTTTATACCAAATGCCAAACCAGAATCTCTTTCTTTGCCTGGTTGAAGTAGACCTGCTCCTTCGGATCCGCTTAATGCTTCTTGATATGGAGGTTGATATGCATAACATTGAATGAAGAAATGATCTTGATTAGCTGCCATATCCATAGGATATTTCACTATCCTTTTGAACATCGCATCTTCACCATTCAACATTGCTTCTTTTGTTTGATCTGTTATTACTTGTGCCTGACCTCTTCCCCTACCTGTTAGATCATACATTGTTCCAACAATATCAGTAAACCCATTCCATATATTACTTCCAGTGGATGTAACAGAAGTCCACATTCCACTTTCTTCTTCATTATTAGCTTCAATTACTGAGCCTGATCTTACCTCTTCATTCTTTGTACTTAGGAAATCTGCATATGTCTCTTCAATTTCGTCTGTATATCCATCTGTTCTCATCCATGCTTGTTTAGGTTCTCCTGTAGCCTCTACATAATTGGATACTGCTACTTGAGTATCCTCATGCATATTCTTTTGATCTTCTTGACTTAGATATTCTGGATTTGGTTGTCCATTAATTGTTGCTGGAGTTATTTCTGATTGATCTACTTTTCCGTTGGTGTATATTGGATTTCTGTTAAGCTTTAATTGACCTTGATCATCTACTGGCCTAATTGTAGTATCGCCACCTCTCTTGTGGAATGTTTTATATTGTTCTACAGTACCGTCTGGTTTACCTTGTTGAATTTGATGTCCAGTATCCAATTCAGCACCAAAGTCCGAGTCAGCTATTAACCGTGCTCTGTCTTCTGCTGTAATTTTTCTAGAACCGTATGCAGCCATTATGCTCGCCAGTTGAATGCTCTGTGTTTAGGGTACTTTCTTCCAGTTTTATGTATAAATTTTTCAGTGGGCAAAAGGGATATTGCACCCCAATCTTCATCATCAGGTACTCTATGTTGATTGCCTATACCAGAATAGTGATACTTATGTAAACTATTTTTAGGCACAGTCGTACCTTTATTTAGTAAGCCATTCGCAACAGCGTCCCTATAATCGGGATTTATATAATGTAAGTTACATCCTAACCACCCATCCCTGTCCATTCTTAATACAACTGCTAGGGGTTGAACATCCCAAAATTCATATTTGTCTGGGTGTGTTACACCATAGGAAAAGAAGTACATACCATACCTTTCAAATCCTGATGTGTCACTTAGACTGGTTTCACTTTCTTGTTTAGCTGCTAAGGCACCTTCTAATTGTGAGACATACCAGTCTCCACTTTTGAATTTACCGCCTGCTGCTTTTTTAATGTCTTCTGCGATCATACTATTCCTAGTTCTTTTTCGGTCATGATCTTGAATTCATATTTTCTATCAGCACAGTAGGACTCTGCTGCTTTCCACTTTGCCTGATTAACAACATATGTTTGTACTTCATAT